TAATTGTGTTAGCTTGTAAAGCTTTTCTACCTATAGCAACACTTCGAGATGCACTTGTAGAATTTGAAAATGCATCTGCACCTATAGCTACATTATAATCACCAGCTACTATAGAAGCTCCAGCTTCTTTACCAATACCAGTATTAGCAACTGCACCAGTTGTACGATCATCTCCTGCACCTATTCCTATAAAAGTATTATTTTGTGCATCAGTAAAATCTAAGGAACCAGTAAAGGTAATAGCTCCAGTTTCATCTATCTTAAATCTTTCTGTACCATTGGTACTAAAGGCAATCTGTCCATTAGAGGGACTATAGATACCTGTGTCTATATCGTCTGAAAAGTATAAGGCTCCTTGTACTGTGCTTCCATCGGAAACACCTACTCTAGATCCTGAATATCGTCCAAGAGTCACCGTTTCAGACTGCGATGTCCCGTCAAATGTTCTGTATGTCATTGTTGATTTGTTATTAAACGGTGGATGGAAATTTTATTAGTTATTTTGGAGACCTGCTAATTGAATCCATTCTTGATCCCATATAAATGCTATAGTATCTTGATTGTCATTAAGTGTTTCATCTGCTCCGTGGACTATATTATAATCTTGACCTGCATGTTGGTTATGTTTAATTACTACAGCACGACCATCATGTGCACAGCGAAATATAAGTAATTGACCTACAGTATATGAAGCACATTGTATTTTATCTAGATCATCAGTACCTGCATCACCTTCAGTATCAACAACATGGTAACTGCCTGTAACTGTAATAGATCCGCTAGATATAGTTAATTCTGTAGCTGGACCAAAAATAAGAGGGCCAGTTAATGTAGTTTTACCAGATACTGTTGCATTATCATCAATTGCGACAGTACCACCTGCAGAATCAATAGTCAAGTTACCACTGGCTGTATCGATTTCATTATCGCCTGTAACTCCAATTTGAATATTATCAATACTTGCACCACCATTAGCATCTAAAGCTCCTGTAACTCCTAATGTACCAGCTATAGTAGTATTCCCACTACTTGCTGTAACATTTAATTTATTAGTATTAACAGAAAAGTTACCAGTTGAGTCAAGTGTACCAGCAATATCTATATTAGTATCTAGTTTAGCACTAGTAACTGCACCATTATCAATAGTCCATGTATTACCAGAACTTGATACAGTTATATCTCCTTTATCGGTATCACTCAGACTACCTGAATTAGTTAATGTACCATATTCTTGTATGTTAAATCTCAGTTGATTTAAACTATCATTTAAAGCTGATGCTGTAACAGCTGATCCAGCTTGGAATGTATTGATAGGTTCAGATACAGCTGTAACTCTTTGTGCAGTTACTACAGCACTTGTAGCTGGTACACTGACAAATGTTATCTTCTTAGTAGCTTTATCTAAAGTATAGTGGGTAGTTACTGTCTGTAATGTTTTAGTTCCTCCACTTGGTGTTAAGTATACTTTAACATCTGATGTCCTTAAGAAATCAAACCCAGTACTAGCAGCAGAGGATATAGTGAACTCTTTATTTCCAGCGGCGTTCATCTCGCTTGTTTGTGTAAATGTTTCTTCTATTGCCATAATTAATATTTAATACATGCTAAAAGTGCTATGTTTCTTGGTCTTGCTTCTGTTCCACCTGTGTTAGCAACTGTTGTTGCTGTGGCGACAGTTATACCTGTTGTTGCTGATAAAGTAGGTTCTTGTCCACTAAGCCCTGTACCAGATTCTTCTATTACACCATCACCAGAATCGCTATTACTATATTGAACTTGGTGAATATGTCCAGGGTCAGTAACACTAGAGGTTGAAGTAGCTGTGTGGTTATGTTGTTTATTTTGATCGCTTTGAGAAGTTCTTATTCCTCGACCACTATCTGTACCTTTACTATCATCCCAACCTCTTATAAATTCACCACGTAAGTCAGGTAAATTAGCTCCAACTATTGCATACAAAGTAGTCCAATCAGCAGTTATACCTTGAACTGATGTAGTACTATCGTTAGGAAGAGTATCTCCATTACATTTTAAATAGCCTGCAGGAGCTGTAGTACCAGCATACCATATGACAGTACCAACAGGATTAAAACCCCCTGGAGTTACTTTATCACTGGTTACAGCGTTATTAACTATTTGATTAGTATTAACACTGTTATTTGCCATCATTGCTTCAACTATCTGTACTTCTTCAACAGTACCAGTACTAGCTTTACCTAATACTCTATTAGCTGTACCTATATCTTGTAACTTAGCATAAGTAACATTATCATCTAATATCTTAGCAGTTGTTACTGCATCATCTGCTATAGCTATTTCAGATGTAGATACAGTTGTATTAGGATCTAACTCTTCTATAGAGTATCTAAGTTGTGTAGAATTAGTATTTAGATCACCAGCATTAACAGAAGAACCAGTTTGAAAGCTAACTCTAGAAGAAGTAATATCTGTATTTCTTCTAACTAATACAGAATAAACAACACTACCAGTTAATACATTCTCTTTAAAGACAATATGTTTACTATCATTTATTGTCCAATGAGAAACTATATCCTTTTGAGTATAACTAGATGCACCAGCAGCTTTAACAGAAACTTTAACATCAGCATCTCTTAAGTATGGAAAGTAATTAGTGACTACTTGTACTTCACCAGCTTGGTTAGTAAGAGTTTGTTCATTACCATTAGCTGTAAAGTTAGTTATCGTGAATGATGTTGTAGCCATAATTATTTATACATATTTAGGATATTTGCTGTTTCTTGTGTCTTTAGTTGACGCTTAACTTTTTGTTTTCTTTGTTTCTCTACTTCTTCTCTGATGTTAGTTTCATTCATTATAGATGCCCAAGCAATCCTTCTTCCATCTCTAAATAAGTTATCTATTACTTTATTATGATAATAGTCTCTAGGTTGGAAATCAGCTCTTTGACCCGATTGTATATCTTTCTGCATCTGTTCTAAAGATGCTAAGATCTTTTTATTTCTAGCTAACTTATTTAATTTTAATTCTAAATTTTGATCACCTATAGCTTTTTGAAACTGTGATCTAATACGTGGTGAATCAGTTAAATTAGTTCCATCAGGAGCATAATAAGTAGATTGTCTTAAATCATATCCACTATTAAATAGTAATGTTCTACCAGGGCTATGTGTAAAGTTAAAATTAATAGGAGATACAGCATTCCACATCCTAGTTATAGGATCATGATCTTTAATAGGTTGACCATTAAGTAAATCATATTTAAGTGGTAATGGTTCAGATGCTACTCTTTCACTAAGTAAGTTTCTATTTCTTATAGCATCAAATATACCTGAGTTCAATTCTCTTAAATGAGGATTAAATAGTTTACCTAATTCATTTCTTAAACCACCTAAAGGTACTATATTATTAGCTAAGTTACCAGCTATTCTACTAATTTGTCCAGGTCTACCTCCAACTAAATCAACGAATTGCTGCATACCAGCAAGATAAGACTTACTAGTTAAACCTTGAGCTATTAATAAACTAACTTTAAGTAAATTCTTTTCTGTCCATTCTGGACCCATCAATTGACTAGCATCACCAATATTAGCTACTGTTTGCAAGATTGATGAGAATGGTTCTATTGATGTATGATTAAAACTAATACCTCCTACAGTAATTTCATCTTGTCTATATCCAGCATCTAGCCATGCTTGTCTTTTTTGTCTATCAACAGGACCACTACCTGTTAAATCTCCTCTCATCCAAGCTTGAGATGCCATAAATATAAGAGCACTACCCATAGCTAATCTACCAGTTTGCAATGCCTTAGCATTAGCTAACTCGTCTGCATTAGTAATTCCATACTTAGCAACATCGTCTAGATTATTTGGATTAGCCCATGCTATATCATTAAACTCTTTAACTAAGAAGTTAAATCCAGGGGTATGTTTAGCAGTTAATTGTAGCCCATTGATACCAGTTCTAGCGAATAAGAAGAAAGGTTTAGCCCATGGATTAGCTTGGAATACTTGGTTAAGACCAGCTGCAAATCCAGTTAATTCTCTAGTAAGTGTGACTTCTTCTTTAGCAAATTTTGTAGCCTTATCAAGTATATTACCTTGACTATCAAATATTTCACGATAGAAGTCTTCTTCATATACTCTAACTAAGTCAGGAGTTACTTCACTATAAGCTGTAAGAACACCTTTACTCTTAGCATCCATAGCAGATCTTAATGCTTTCTCTCTCATCTTAGCTCTACCTAAAATGTAAGCAAAAGAATCATCAGTAGCTGCCATCAATTTAGTTGAGTATGAAAAGAAACTATTATTGTTCATTGATCTAGCAAAGTTAGCTAGATTAAACCATACTCTATCTCCTGTAGTAGCACCAGATTCAGGGCTTTCAACCCATCTTCTTAATACTTCCCAGTTATCATCACCTCTAGTGTATTCAGCGAATCTAGTTTTAACAGTAGCTAAATCACCACTCCAATAAGAATTTAATCTACTTTTAAATAAATCAAAAGATTCTGGAACAGCTTGTATCATAGCATGTAATTGTGCTAATCCAGCTTTCAGTGTAGCAGTATCTCCTGTAAATGGTAAACGAATGGCTGCTCCAATCGTCTGTGACATCGGTCTAAGGAAGGTTGCGGTACTTGTACCCATAATAGCTCTCATGGCTGTTTTAGGGCCACTGAGGATGCTATGAATCATCATACCTTGAAGTTCTCTTATTAGAGCACCTGTTTGAGGTTTACCTTCAATTTCACCACCTTTGATCATTTTCCTTGCCCATGCATCAAAGTCATCGATAGAATTAACATCTTTCATTGAAGAGAATGCTTCAAATAAAGCCATTAATAAATCTCCTTCTCCGTTCTTATCAGCATCTCCAGCTATCTTTAAGATAGATTGGATAGATTCTCTAGTATCTTTCATGTCAGCTGAAAGAGTTTCTTCTAGATATCTACGTTTACCTGCACCTAATTCTCTAAAGTTCTGTGATTTAACAATCCTAGCTCTTTTAGTTTCAGTTAAAGCAGTCAACATTGTATCTACGATCTGTTCTGCTGGTCCATCAATATCTGTTAAATCAGCAAAATCAGCAATCTCTCTACCAGCTATACCTAAATCTCTTAGTTGTTGTAGTAATGTACCTACTACTAAATCAGTAACAACTACATTTCTACTGGTAATTGTAGAAATCTGATCAGGAGTACCTGAATCAAATATATCAGCCGAATCAAATATTTCTTGTAAATATTCATTTGCAGACATGTCAGCGGCGTTTCTGCCTTGTGTTATGCGTTGATGTGCTGCTATAGAATCACCGAATACTTCAACTAATCTCTTTCTACTACCACCTACATCTCTTAATACTCTTTGGTACTTCTCACTACTTAGTAGTTTTTGTAAGGTTTCGTCGACTAAATCTTCACTAATGTCAGCTTCCCGTGCAATACGTTCTCTTTGTATTGGTGTAGTAACAGTACCAGCTGAACCATCTTCAGCATCCCAGTTCTTTCTAATCTTCTTCTGATTCTCCCAAACAATAAAGGGATCAGTTTCAGATGTATGAGATGCTTGCCATGAATCAGCAATTGATTTATTTTTACTACCTCTAAATCCAAATTCGTTACGTCTTACTTCTTGTATAGCCTTTCTGTTAGTTTGAAGATCAATACTTTGTTTTCTTTCGTTTACTACGTTTCTTACTTTACGACTACCTTTACCTAGTAGAATTGTAGCACCGTCAAATACAAGACCAATGCCCATTCCTTCTACTATATTCTTAAACTTCATCCATAAAGGATGGTCAGTATCTTTAGTAGTAAGAGGAGTATCCATAAGTCCATATCTTTCTCTTAGCATACCAAGAGCGTTATGTCCGTCTGATTCTTTAGATACTAAATCAGATACTGCACCAATTCCAGCAGCTCTAACTAAACTATTAGCAGCTATACCAGTAGTAGCTAATGCTGTTCTACCAAGTG